ATTTTTGCACAAGGCACGGCTACCGTTACTGTGCCAGCAGGCGAGAAAATCGCCGTTCAAGCCTACTCGCCAGCAAGTGTGTTTCAAGAAGTTGGTTACCCCAATTTCCCTGAATCACAGGACTTGTTGACCACGGTTGACAACACCACTTATGTGTCGGGCGCATTCACCAATGCCACCAGCGTGACTATTCAAGCTGGTGCATCGGGTGCGTACTACTCGATTGGTGTAGCACCTGACATCAGCAACAATGGCAACTGGCAACCTCAGGGTGCGCCAGCCAACATTGCAGATGGCGGTTCAATGATTGCCACAGCAGCCAATGTGCTGACTGGCATCATTACGGCAACCCCAACCGCATCACGCGATATTCAACTGCCAACAGGTGCAAACCTTGACTTGGCAACTGAGTGGGCGATTGGTGATTCGTTTGACTTCAGCGTTATCACTTTGGCTGCATATGCTTTGACCATCACGGTCAACACAGGCATTACATCCATCGTGGGTTCTGCTGCAACTGGTGCTACCACAGGCTCTGTTGCTCGGTTCCGTTTGCGTAAGACTGCCGCTGATACATTCACTGCGTATCGCGTCGGTTGATAAACCCTAACAGGCCAGCAGAGATGTTGGCCTGTTTTACATGGAGATCGAAATGCCAATGAAGCAAGGTTATTCCAAAAAGACCATCGGCAAGAATATTGCGATGGAAATGAAGTCAGGCAAGCCCCAAAAGCAAGCCGTTGCAATGGCACTTGGCATGGCAAGCAAATCGGCAAAAGCCGCTGGCAAGCCTAGCAAAGCACCAATGAAAAAGAAATGATCAAGTCAGCCGCAATCGTCAAGACCAAGACTCTTTCCCCGTGGAAGGAGTTGCGGTTGCAAAAGCGCAAGCTGAAAAAGTCTCAGGCCGCAGAGCGCAAAGCAAACAAGCAGGTTCACCCATCGCCGATTGGCAAACGGGTTGCGCCTATTGAAACGCCTGAAGTTATTGAAACTCCCATTGAGGAAACTTCTGTTGAGGACACCGCACCGACCCGTGAGGAAATGTTGCAACAGGCAGAGTTGATGGGCTTGAAGGTTGACAAACGTTGGTCAGATGCGACACTTCTGAAACACATTGAGGAATCAGCATGGGCTACACAAAACGACAGTTTGTAAGTGCCGCCTTTGAGGAAATCGGGCTTGCGTCTTACGTCTTTGACTTGCAACCAGAGCAGTTGGAATCTGCCCTGCGCCGCCTTGATGCAATGATGGCAGACTGGAACGCCAAGGGCATCCGCTTGGGTTACCCTTTGCCATCCAGCCCACAGGACAGCGACTTGGACGAGGAAACCCTTGTGCCTGACTCGGCTTATGAAGCAATTATTTGCAGTCTTGGTATCAGGCTTGCCCCAAGTTATGGCAAGACCGTAATGATTGAGACCAAGACCACGGCAAAGCAAGGGTATGACATCCTGTTGCAAAGAGCCACATTCCCGCTTGAACAGCAACTGCCTGCAACAATGCCTGCTGGTGCTGGTAATAAGCCTTGGAGGGTCTACGATAATCCGTTTATCAGACCACCAGCCAACCCAGTCACTGCTGGCCCTGATGGGCCTCTCGAATACTATTAAGGACAGTCATGCCACAAATCAATCAGTTACCCGTACTCAGCACTGTTTCAAGCGGAGACCAGTTACCCGTTTACTCGCCCAACAATGGGGATGCAAGACGTTTGTCCATTGGCAATCTGTTGACGTTTTTCCAGCAGACTTTTGCATCACCAACTCTGTCGACAAATCTATATGTGCCGGGTTCGGGTTTCAATATTACCGTGCCAACCCCAGTTAGCAATGACCAATGGATGCTTTTGCAACCCGCTGGAACGCTGGCAACTGGCACGATTACGCTGCCTTTGAACACTGGTGTGCCTGATGGCACTACGGTGCTGATTACCACCACGCAAGAAATTACATCACTGACCATTGCGTTGAATGGTGCAACTGCTATTTTCGGTGGCGCGACTTCACTGGCGGCAGGAACTGCCACAGCCATTCGGTTCTATCAGCCCACAAACTCTTGGTATCAGATTAACGCTGAAACAGTTTATGCTGCTGGCATACAGACTTTCTTGGCAACCCCATCAAGTGCCAATCTACGGGCGGCGATGACCGATGAGACAGGGACAGGAGTATTGGTATTTGCAACCAGCCCGACCTTGACCGCTCCAACAATCACAAACCCAACTGTAAGCACAGGCACATTCACAAGCCCCGCATTGGTGACGCCAGCAATCGGTGTGGCTACGGGCACAAGCCTGACTGCCACGGGTGTGATTGCATCAACTGGCACTGCTGGCGTGGGTTATGCCACTGGTGCAGGCGGTGCAGTCACACAAGGCACAAGTCGAACCACAAGCGTAGTGCTGAACAAAACCACGGGCGCAATTACTCTTTTCAGCGCAGCAGGTTCGGCAACAGCGGCAACTTTTACTGTGACTAACAGCACTGTGGCGGCAACCGATGTCATCATCTTGAACCAAAAATCAGGCACTGACCTGTATGACTTGATGGTTACTGCGGTGGTTAACGGAAGTTTTAACATTACTTTTCGCACCACTGGCGGCACAACAACTGAACAACCAGTATTTAACTTTGCAGTCATCAAAGGCGTGGTTGCGTAATGGCAACCAAGCCCAAGTCCTCTGTCAATGCGGCTGGCAACTACACGAAGCCAACCATGCGTAAGCGTCTCTTTGAGGAAATCAAAGGTTCGGCTGTGCAGGGGACTGCTGCTGGTGAATGGTCGGCTCGCAAAGCCCAACTATTGGCCAAGAAGTATAAAGAAAAAGGTGGCGGTTATAAATGAAAGCCACACAAAAAAGCCTCAAAGACTGGGGGGCGCAGAAATGGCGCACCAAGTCGGGAAAGCCATCGTCTGAGACTGGCGAAAGATACCTGCCTGAGAAGGCCATCAAGTCACTGACAGCGGCTGAGTATGCGGCAACCACAAGGGCAAAGCGTGAGGCTACCAAGGCAGGCAAACAGTTTGCCAAGCAGCCTAAAAAGATTGCCGAAAAGATCAAGGGGTTCAGATGAAAACGCCAGCTTACGCACGCAAGGAAGGCCAGAACCCTAAAGGCGGCTTAAACGCCAAGGGCAGGGCTGCGGCAAAGGCTGAAGGCATGAATCTCAAGCCACCAGTTAAGTCAGGCGACAACCCACGCAGAGCATCGTTTCTAGCTCGTATGGGGGGCAATGCTGGCCCTGAATACAAAGACGGTGAGCCTACCCGCTTGCTGTTGAGCTTGAGGGCTTGGGGCGCATCATCAAAGGCAGATGCCAAAGCTAAGGCAAAGCGCATCTCTGAACGCAACAAGGCTAAGTGATGCAAATACCAATCCTGAACGGTATCTACACCGACAGCACCCCTGAACTGCGTACAAGTTACCCAGTCAACCTTGTGCCTGTGCCAAAGCAATCAGGCATCAGCAATGGGTTTCTGCGACCAGGCGATGGCATCGTGTCCAACGGCGCAGGGCCAGGCATTGACCGTGGCGGCATCAACTGGCAGGGAGAACTGTATCGGGTCATGGGTACAAAGCTGGTGGAAATTAACAGCGCAGGCACAGTAACCGTGCTGGGTGATGTGGGTGGTCCAATCAATCAACTGGTAACATTTGATTACAGCTTTGACGAGCTGGCGATTGCATCGGGTGGTCGGCTGTATTACTGGGATGGCTCTACCCTGACTCAAGTGACCGACCCTGACTTGGGTGTGGTGCTGGATGTGGTGTGGGTGGATGGGTATTTTATGACCACGGATGGTGAGTTCTTGGTGGTCACTGAACTGTCAGACCCGACCCAAGTCAATCCGCTGAAATACGGCAGTTCAGAGGTTGACCCTGACCCAGTGGTGGCTTTGCTTAAACTGCGAAATGAGGTCTATGCGCTGAACCGCAACACGATTGAGGTATTCGACAACGTGGGGGGGGATTTGTTTCCATTCGCACGAATTGATGGCGCACAGATACAAAAGGGCGTAATTGGCACTCAAGGGTGCTGTGTGTTTATTGACCGCATTGCTTTTTTGGGCAGTGCAAGGAATGAAGCGCCAGGCATTTATGTAGGCGCAGCCGCCGTGACTGAGAAAATCAGCACACAAGAAATCGACAATCTCCTGCTGGAATACACCGAGGC